CCGAGTACCTCCCCGATGGGTGGTGGCAAGGGCGGAGGAATGCCTGCTTACGGCGGAGGATACGGAGGATACGGAGGATACGGTGGATACGGCGGGAAAGGCGGCAGACGCTAGAGATGAGACGCGACTACCGCAAGGAGTACGACAACTACCACTCCAAGCCAGAGCAGAAGAAAAACAGAGCTAAAAGAAACGCGGCACGCGCCACAATGGAAAAAGCGGGCAAGGTTAGCAAGGGTGACGGCAAAGACGTGGCCCACAAGAAGCCCTTGGCAAAGGGTGGATCAAACGAGAAAAGCAATCTAAGGGTGGCTTCTCGCTCAAAAAACCGATCATTTCCTCGCACCAAGAAAGCAAGGATGGCCTGATGCAGTGTAGTTGCGGTGGATCTACCGAAGACAGGCAGGTTGTCAGGAAAAAGCGCGTCGTAAGCGAGTACGCACGGTGCGAGAGCTGTGGAAGAGTCCACGTCTGGTGGAGCACCAATGTCAGAACTAATAACGCCGGAGATCGCAAAGCGACTTAAAGGCGCAGGCCCAGAGGCAAAACTCAGGGCCGCAGAGCTTCTTGATCAGGTCAAGCAAGCCAAAAGAAAAGAAGACGCACAGCAGACCTTCATGGGCTTCGTCAAATATATGTGGCCGGCGTTCATTGAGGGGCGCCACCACAAGATCATGGCGGAGGCGTTTGAACGGATCGCAAGAGGCGATTTAAAGCGGCTAATTATTAATATGCCGCCCAGACACACTAAGTCTGAGTTTGCCTCCTATCTTCTTCCGGCGTGGTTTTTAGGTCAGTACCCAGAGAAGAAGATCATCCAGACAGCTCACACAGCGGAGTTGTCGGTAGGTTTTGGCCGAAAAGTGCGAAACCTTGTGGACGCGGAAGACTTTAAGGCGGTCTTTCCCAGTCTAAAACTTAGAGCGGACTCCAAAGCGGCAGGTCGCTGGAGCACCAACAAAAGCGGAGAATACTTCGCAATCGGTGTCGGCGGAGCCGTAACAGGTAAGGGCGCCGACCTTTTAATCATTGATGACCCTCACTCAGAGCAGGAGGGCCAGTCTGGAGACCCATCGGTCTTTGACAGAACCTATGACTGGTACACATCCGGTCCCCGACAGCGTCTACAGCCGGGAGGCGCCATCGTAGTAGTGATGACCCGCTGGCACATGCGGGACTTGACCGGCAAGATTATTAAATCTTCAGCTCAGCGTGCAGGTAGCGATGAGTGGGAGGTTATAGAGTTTCCGGCAATCATGCCATCAGGGAAGCCCCTGTGGCCTGAGTTCTGGAGCCAAACAGAGCTAGAGGCTCTGCATAGCGAACTTCCATCGTCAAAATGGAATGCACAGTACCAGCAAAACCCAACGTCCGAAGAGGGCGCACTCATCAAGCGAGAATGGTGGCAGGTCTGGGAAAAGGAATCTCCGCCCATGTGTGAGTTTATTATTCAGTCATGGGACACCGCGTTTCTAAAAACGCAAAGATCAGACTATTCGGCTTGCACAACGTGGGGCGTGTTCTACACACCCGACGAGGAAGGGGCTACCAAGCCCAAGATCATCCTATTGGATGCTTACAAGGAACGTCTGGAATTTCCTGAACTCAAGCGAAAGGCTTACGAGCTTTGGGCTGAGATGCAACCGGACGCATTTATAGTGGAGGCTAAAGCGGCAGGGATGCCACTCATTTTTGAACTACGGGCAATGGGGATTCCGGTATCGGAATACACCCCGTCCCGTGGTAATGACAAGATAGCAAGAGTAAACGCTGTTGCTGACTTGTTTGCTTCTGGCGTCGTTTGGGCGCCGGAAACACGATTCGCGGAAGAAGTGGTCCAAGAATTCGCGGCTTTCCCCTCGGGCGAGCATGATGACTTAGTAGATTCTTCCACGCAGGCGCTACTCAGATTCCGTCAGGGCGGCTTTTTGTCGCTCCGAACAGATGAGGAGGATGAGTACGTCGATTACGGTAGACGGGGAGACTACTACTAATGACTGAAACAAGCGCAGAGGTCAACGCTTGGCACGGCAAAGTTGATGCGCTGGAGCGGCGGCTTAGACCGTTGTTTCGTCGGCGCTCTCGGCTGGGTGGGCCGGCTTACTTTGACACCAAGGATTTTCCTGTAGCAAAGACGCTAGAGGGTAGCTATCCAGCGATCAGGGCCGAGTTCGATAAAGTCAGGGTTCGCATGGCAGATTTTCCGCTGTTTCAGGACATCAGTCCTGAGCAGGTGTACATCTCCAACGATGACAAGTGGAAGATGTTTTTCTTGAAGTCGAACAATATTCGCTTTGAGAAGAACTGTGAGCAGTTTCCAGAGACAATGAGGGTCGTGGATAGCGACCCCAGCATTGTTTCTGCTTATTTTTCCATACTGGAATCCAACAAGATGCTGGTTCCCCATGAGGGGCCGTGGTCGGGCGTGCTAAGAATGCACCTTGGCGTGGATATTCCCACGGATGGAAAGGGCTGTACCCTTTCAGTGAAGGGCGAGCAGTATCGATGGAAGGATGGCGAGGCTGTTGTCTTCGATGACACCTATGAGCATTTTGCTATCAACCTGACAGACCACCCTAGAGTTGTTTTGTTTATGGACTATATGCGGCCTTTGCCGTGGCTTCTCCATACGCTTAACAAGTTCTGTATATATATCGGTCGGTTTTTCCCGTATTACAAAGTCCCGCTCCAAAGACACAAAGAGTGGGAAAAGCGATTCTACGGGGAGGACGGCTAGTGGCTTTTTTGCAAAGCAACATTCCGCACTTTAAGTGCTGGGTGCGGCGTGAATACACGCACAATCACCAGAAATATCATGGTGAATTTATTCACGCGATGGCGATTGCCGTCACCACAATGCCTTCTCGCTGTCTGAGCTTTCAGGTCATTTTCACGGGCGCTGAAACCTACGACAACGACGATCCAAATGTTCATGGTGGCGCAATGTGGGCAAGAATGCCGATAACGGCATTAATGGCTGACACTCCCGTTGAGGAGTGGCCATATCCCATGCCGGTATATGCGGCACAGCCTTGGGACTGTTCTTCTCGCGAGCACGCCGTGTATGTCCTTGACAGGGCGACACCGTGTCCTTGGCTGGCAAAGATTGATGGCGAGCTTTATCCCGCCAAATACATGTTCACGGTGGACTACACCGACAGTGAGATTGCGGATGACCCTGCACAGCACAAGCAGAGTCATGTAATGGAGCTGTTAGATGCAGGCCCGTGGACAGGGAATATTGTAGCGCTACCCAACAACCGAGTCCGGGTAACACATCCGGCGTGGTTCTCGACTGGAGAGGGGGCGCCAGATTTTAGGCCGTCACAGCACATTCACTATTCCAAGTCCGACTTGGATTACACGCTGGACGTAAACAGAGTATTCGACAACCTATACGCAGGTAACAGTGATGAACAAGAGAATGACTAAAACCGCCCGCATGTTCAACAAGGGCGGAGCTGTTGGTGGGCCCAAGCCAAAGGGGATGGTAGCCGGCGGAAAAACTAAGGCGAAACTGCCGATGGTGACAGACCCTAAGACGGGAGAAAAGAAGCCTTTTTTCATGGTTGATGGCCAAGGAAAAAAGATGGGCGGGCAAGTTGAGCCTCCAAAGACTAAGGGCTATTTCAAGGGTGGCAAAATCATCTAATGGCTATTGATGGGGCCATGATGCCCGCTGAGCTTGAGCCGGACGGGGCCGCTCTAGAGATTGTCATAGAAAATCCCGAGTCTGTGGGCGTCTATGATGAGGATGGCGGAGTTTTAATCGATCTAGACCCTGACGCTGATGAGCTGTTGGGCGCCAACCATGATTCCAACTTGGTTGATTTTCTGTCAGATCAAGACCTTCAGCTCCTTGCCGGCGAGCTAGTCGCTTCTTTTGAGGCGGATCGGAACAGCCGCGCAGACTGGGAAGGCTCCTATGTTCGCGGTTTAGACCTGCTTGGACTTAAATTTGAAGACAGATCAACTCCGTGGGAGGGCGCCTGTGGCGTATTCCATCCCATGCTGTCTGAGGCGGTAATTCGCTTTCAGGCCCAGACAATACAAGAGATATACCCTGCAAGTGGCCCAGTCAAAACGACTATTGTCGGAAAAATTAACGACGAAAAAACCGAACAGGCCCATAGGGTTCAGAATTATCTGAACTATTTGATTACCCAGCGCATGACGGAGTACCGCACCGAGACAGAAAAACTACTGTTTTCGTTGCCAATCGCTGGATCAGCTTTCCGCAAAGTCTACTACGACCCGAATATGGGGCGTCCGTGCGCGATGTTTGTGCCGGCAGAAGACTTTGTTGTGAGTTATGGGGCCTCTGACCTGTCAACTTGCGAACGCGCCACTCATGTGATGAAGCGGAGCGCGAACGAAATTCGTAAGTTGCAGGTGGCAGGTTTTTACGCCGACGTTGACCTGCCGCCCCCCTCTCCTGACATATCAGAGATACAGCAAAAATATGACAGGTTGACCGGGGACTCAGACAACTACGAGTACGACAGCCGGCACACCCTGCTGGAAATGCAAGTCAATATCGACCTTATCGGGTTTGAGGATACTGACAAGGGCGTTCCCACGGGGATTGCTTTGCCGTACATCGTTACGATTGACAAGTCATCAAGAACGATACTGTCAATTCGGCGCAACTGGTACGAAGACGACCCGATGAGAATGCAACGGGAGCACTACGTCCACTACCAGTACTTGCCCGGACTCGGTTTCTACGGGTTTGGCCTTGTGCATATGATTGGCGGATTGTCTAAATCTGCCACAGCCATACTTCGGCAGTTAGTGGACGCGGGTACTCTCTCCAATCTTCCGGGCGGGCTTAAGTCTCGCGGGCTAAGGATCAAGGGCGATGACACGCCTATTATGCCCGGAGAGTTCAGGGATGTTGATGTTCCCGGCGGAGCAATAAAAGACAACATTGCCTTTTTGCCATACAAAGAGCCTAGCGGCGTCCTGTACCAGCTTCTGGGCGATATCGTGCAGGAAGGCCGCAGGTTTGCTTCAGCGGCTGATGTGAAGGCGTCGGACATTAATGGCGAGGCCCCAGTAGGGACCACTCTCGCCGTGCTTGAGCGCGAAATGAAGGTGATGAGCGCTGTTCAGAGCAGGGTTCATGCCTCGGTATCCAAAGAGCTAAAGATACTGGCTGAGCTGGTTCGCGACTATGGGCCGGAAACTTATCCCTATGACCCAGACGAGGAGCCCGTTGTTAGGGCTGACTTTGATGATCGCGTCGATATTATTCCGGTCAGTGACCCGAATGCGGGCACGATGGCTCAGAGGATTATGCAGTATCAGGCGGCTTTACAGCTTGCGTCTCAGGCGCCTCAGATGTACGACATGCCGCTTCTCCACAGGCAAATGCTGGATGTCTTGGGAATACAGGACGCGGACAAGATTGTGCCCCTTGAGGACGATATCAAGCCGACTGACCCAGTTAGCGAGAACATGAACATCTTGAACGGCGAGCCAGTTAAAGCGTTTATTTATCAGGACCATGAGGCGCACATTCAGGTCCATATGTCGCTGACTGAGAACCCAGAGGTCATGCAGTTAATGTCCAAAAGCCCGACCGCAAAGGCGGCTCAGGCGGCAATGGCCTCGCATGTAGCGGAGCATGTTGCCTTTGCCTATCGGCAAAAGATTGAAAAAGAACTTGGCGTTAAAATGCCTGCGCCAGATGAGCCGTTACCGGAAGATATTGAGTACCGTCTATCTCAACTGGTCGCTCCTGCCGCCGCGCAGGTTACCGGCAAGGCTCAGCAACAGGCTCAAGCAGAGCAAAACGCCAAGCAACAGCAAGACCCTGTTATTCAGATGCAACAGAAAGAATTGCAACTGAAAGAACAGGAGGCAATGGTCAAGGCTCAGACCGCGCAAAAAGACATGCAAATCAAAGAGCAACAGGTCTTTGCCAAGACCCAAGTGGATATGGCAAAGGCTCAAGCCGAGATGGTTAAAATTAACGCAGATCTAGAAAAAGCAAAAGACAGGTCTGCGCTTGAATCCCGCAAACTGGAACAGCAAGAGCGCTTAGAAGCCGCAAAACTGGCATCAAAAATGTCGGTTGAGCAGGAGCAAAGCCGCTCTCGCGAGGAAATTGCGGGCTTCAAAGCTGGTTTCGACATAGTAAAGGACATGTTAGATGACGACCAAACGGGCCAGCAATAACCTGCTGTCCGCTCTGCAAGATCAGTACCGCAATCACATGAACGAAATTACTGATCACATCGCTACGGGCGGATGCAAAGACATGAACGATTACTCTCGATGCGTGGGCATTATCGAAGGATTGGCCTACGCAGAGCGAGAGCTTCTTGATTTAAGCGACAGAATGGATCGTGAATAAATTCTCCGCATGACGCGGTGCAGGGCGACTCCGAACGCCAGTTTTCGGTGCGAAGGTGTAAGACATGACGGAAGAAGACGGACCGAAGACTGCAAGCCAGCTCCCGGTCCCCACGGGATACAAACTACTTATTGCTTTACCCGAGCCAGATGAGGCGACGGAGGGCGGCATCTTAAAATCAAGGCAAACGATGGAGACTGAGGAGATCGGCTCTATTTGCGGCTTTGTTTTGAAGATGGGCCCAGATGCCTATCAAAACGCAGAGAGGTTCCCAAATGGGCCTTATTGCGATGAAGGCGAGTGGATCTTGATGCGTTCTTATAGTGGAACCCGATTCAAGGTGCACGGCAAAGAGTTTCGTTTGATTAACGATGACAGCGTAGAGGCGGTTGTCGAAGACCCACGGGGGATTGAAAAGGCATGAGCGAAGAACAGGTGGATACAGGGTCGGAAGAGAGAATGTCTTCTGAAGAAAAATTTTTTGGCGTCAAGACCACATTTACCAAGGGCGAAAAGCCTAGTGAGGTGGATCTTGAGGTCGTGGATGACCGGCCCCCAGAGGATCAGCGGGCTACCTCTAAGGCAAAGGGAGCTACTTCGGATGAGGATGAAGAGCTTCAGGGTTATAGCGATAAGGTAAAAAAGCGGATTAACAAGCTCCGCTATGATCAGCATGAAGAGCGCAGGCGCCGCGAAGACGCGGAGCGTATGCGAGAAGAGGCGATTCGTGTTGC